CCATTCCACCAATCACTTATGCCAGGTTTGCCCATTTTATTATCATTTGTAATATAATGTAACTTTCCATCATGAGAATAACCCATTATTTTAAAAGGAACCTTGGTTACAATATCGTTATTATTTCTCCATCTATGATGAATTACACCTAATGATCTACAATATTTTTTCCAGCCTACTCTTGGTGAGCCATAAGTATAAAGTTCTTCTACAGGTGCTATATCTTCATATAAATGACATCTGCTTGCCATGATGGTAGCCATTGCGGCTCCTAAACTATGTCCACAAAACCAAATCTTTTTGTTTTGATTTGTTTTTCTTTGTAAATCTTCTAATATCATTGGCCAAAGTTCGTCTACTTCTGCTTTAAAACCTTTATGCACTCTACTTACTGTTTCGGCTAATACAGGCATTGCTCTTAGATCTGCTTTAATATCATTCCATTCTGTAGGTTGAGTGCCACGGCAAGCAATAACTAAATCATCTTTGTTTTGAAATCTATATGCTTGAGCACCGTCTTTATCATAAAACTCTGTAGTGGTAAATTTTAGTTTCTTTGCTTGACTTTTGGCTTCATCTGCGTTAAAATATGATATTTTAGCAAGTTTTGCAAATAACAAAGAACGTTCTTTAAATGTCATTTCACTTATCATCATTGCCCTCCTATGTGCAGTATTTAGTTTTAAAAAGATATAACTATTATTGACATAAATATATTAGAAGAGAGATCCTATATGAAAAAACAAACAAGAAGTATTCTGCAAGAACTGAGTACAGTACATATTGGCTCAAGTGGTGACGAGTTTATACAATCTACTGGTTCTAATCTCATTGAAAGTGCAATCAATTTAATAGAAAGAATACATAAAACCTATCCAAAAGAAACTGCTAACGAATTAGAAAGAAGATTTCTAAATAGCATCCGTGCAGGATCTCCAAGAAAATATAAAATAGGAATGACAAAAATTATAGAAGGCAAAAGATGATTTTAAAAGAAGGTGGTAATATATTTAAAGACAAAGATGGAAATATAGTCACTCAACGAATAAATCGTGATGATGTCATTCCAACTTTACGATGGTTAGAAAAAATAACTGGATTACCACATGAAGACTTTATGTTAGGTACCACAGGCAAAAAAGATACAAGTGGAGATTTAGATGTTGCTGTGAATCAAAATGAAGTGTCTAAAGATGATTTGGTTAAAAGATTAGCAGTTTGGTGTGAAAGGAATGGAAAAGACCCTAAGCAATGGATTAGAAAATCTGGCATATCAGTTCATTTCTTGACTCCAATAAATGGCGATGAAAAGAATGGATTTGTTCAATCTGATCTAATGTTTGGTGATCCTAAATGGATGAAATGGAGTTTACGTGGTGCAACAGGAGATAGTCCATACAAAGGTGTACATAGGCAAATACTTATGGCAAGCATTGCTAGTGCATTAGGTATGAAATGGTCTGTGAATAAAGGACTTCTCAACAGAGAAACTGGAGAACTTATAAGCAGTGATCCTGTAGAAATTGCACAAAAATTATTAGGTCCTACTGCACAAAAGGACGACTTAGAATCAGTTGAAAGTATTATTACAAAAGCAAAAACTTTGCCTAATTATGATGCATTAGTAGCAGATGCAAAAGAAACTTTTGCTAAAAATAATCTACAATTACCTGAAAGTGAATTATCAAGAATAAAAGAACTTGCTGGATTGAATTTAAATAGTGTTAGGATGATTTGCTAATGAGACTCAACGAAGTAACCTTGCATGAAGCAAAAGAACAAAAGATTGAACTTGAAAAACTGCCATACAAAATGACGGATCTTACTCCTGTACTTTCAGAAGACAATATAAAATATCATTACAATGTTTTAACAAAAGGTTATGTCAACAGATATAATGCTAAAGAAGGAGATCCTGATTTTAATTATGGCGGAGCAAAATTACACAACTTGTTTTGGACACAACTAAAAAAACCTGCAGGTGCAAATGCACCAATAGGAAAAATTAAAGAAATGATAGAAGACAAGTTTGATAATATAAAAAACTTTTCAGAAGAGTTGGTAAAGACAGCAATGGGAATACAAGGCAGTGGTTGGGTATATATGAGCAAAAATGGTACCTTAAAAACCACACCTAATCAAAGTTACAAAACTGATATACTAATGCCAATTGATATGTGGGAACATAGTTTCACTGATTATGTACCTGCCAAAGATGCAAAGAAAAAATATTTACAGAACATTTTAAAAATAATAGATTGGTCTGTAATTAACAATAGGTTAGACGGATGAGATTTTTTGAATTTAAAATGGAGATAGATCAAGGATTGAAAAAGGGTCCTCCTTATCCTAGAGAACAAAGAGATGCTGTCAAAGCCATGCAACAAAGATTAGAAGCACTTGGTTATAGTGTAGGAAGCACAGGAATTGATGGTATGTATGGTCCAAGAACTGCAAAAGCAGTAGCGGCCTTTAAAAAAGATAATCAAATAATCGGCGATGGAAACTCTGTAAGTTCTAAAGACATTGCAAAACTACAAACTGCAAAAAAAGTTAGCAATCCTACAACATCTAATGTAGGCAAAACAGCATCAGGAGATGAGGATTTTGTATCTCCAGGTTATCCTGCAGATTTAACACAAAAAGAAATTGAGCAAATTATTAAAAAAGAATCTATGCTTCGAGGTATTGATCCAAGGGTAGCCATTGCTATATTTAGATCAGAAGGTGCAGGATCTTATCAATCAAATATTAACAGAAGCGGAAAAGGAAGCCTTGGCGGTAAAGAAGCAAGTTTTGGTCCTTACCAATTATATATTGGCGGTGGACTAGGAAATATATACCAAAAGAAGACTGGAAGAGATTTAACTCAAGATAACACAGAAGAAGGAATTACAAATCAAATTAGATTTGCATTAGATGCCGCAGTAAAACAAAGTTGGCAACCTTGGTATGGTAGAAAACTTGCAGGCGTAGGAAGATATGATGGGCTTCGTGGAGCAAAACAAATTAGGAATTGGGCATGAGATTTAGAGAATTTAATAAGCCTTTTATGAAAATTGTAAATGAAGGTGCAAGGATTCAACATGCTGAAGATCTTGTGTTTTTTGAAGGAGGTGCTGGTGCAAGGAGAGCATTAGAAGGATTAAAAAACTTAGAAAAAGATGGACACAATGATGTAACAATAAAGTGGGACGGATCACCAGCAATTATATTTGGAAGGAATGCACAAGGAGAATTTATATTAACTGATAAAGGTGGCTTCATTGCAAAAGGTTATGATGGCAGACCAAAAACAGGAGAAGACTTATCAAAAATGCTTATAGCAAGAATGAAAGGTAAGCCTGTAACACCTGATAGACAACAGTTTGCTGAAAAAATGGGCGACTTGTTTAATGTGTTTGAAAAAGCATTTGATAAATCTTATGAAGGATTTTTTAAAGGTGACCTATTGTATTATACAACACCACAACAACAAGATGGTTCATTTGTTTTTAAACCTCAAATAGTAACTTATAAAGTTTCAGTAGACAGTAAAATAGGACAACAAATTGCAAAAAGTACTGCCGGCGTAGTTGTGCATAGGAGAGTAGATCAAGATGGAACAGAACATCCTTTGAAAGATATTCCACCTTTAAATGCAAATGTACTAGCAGTTCCACCAATGACAGCCCAAGCACCTGTTGATATAGATGATACATCAATAAAACAATTAGAGCAATTAATTAATAAACAGGCTATAAATTTAGATAGATTTTTAGATCCTGCAATGTTAAAAAGTCAAAAAATGTCAGACCTAGGAACTATTTTGTATACATATACTAATAGCAAAGTTGATACAGGATTAGGAGATTTAGGAAAAGATTTTATGCGTTGGCTTGCAAAAAGTAAAGTTACAGCAGTAAAACAAGAAAGAATTAAAAATCATATCTTATCTAATCAAGAAAGTTATTCTGCATTGTGGGAAATAGTAAATGGTATAATGGCAGTAAAAGACGATATTATAAGACAATTAGATCAACAAGAATCACCTGTAAAACAATTTATAGGAAATGATTCAGGTGGAGAAGGATATGTTCTTGCAAGTCCTAATGGAGATATAAAATTAGTACCCAGAGCATATTTCTCAAAAGCAAATAGAGCAGTAAGAAGATAATGGAAACAGAAATACCTAAAGAACAAACAAACTCTAAATATTCTTTTATTCAAGAGTTAGAAGAAGCAAGAATGACTAGAGATGGTGCTAATCGTTTAAACTTATCTTATAACGATTGTAAAGATAGAATTATGCTTTTATTTTTAGTTTTACAGGTTATGCGATATTATAGATCAGCAGACCAATTAGCATCAAGTTATGCACAAAAAACTGTTAGAGGAGATTTTCAAACTTTTAGGATAGGCAATACAGATTTACATAATTTTTTATATTTTGTTACAGGTCCAGATGAAGCACAAGAAAAATTAAAAAATCCAATAGAAGCAAAAAAGTTTAGACAGTTTACAAAACTTCCTATGTCTATGATAAAAAGACATTTGTTTGACATTGCAAAAAATAGAACTCCTACACTAGGAGAAACAAGTCCTTTACAAAGAATAGAATCTTCGCTAAGAATTGTAAATAGTGAGTATAAATCTTTAAGACGTAACATAGAAAATTTTATGAGAATATCACCAAAAGATAGAGCCAATACTGCAACAAGATTAGTTTTTGCAGTTAGAGCAAAATTACCAGATAGTGATATTACAAAACAATTCCAAGACCTTGTAAGTAAAGCAAATTTAGAAAATCCAACTTTAACAAGTCCTGAACCTGATATATCTGATAGTAATAAACTTGCTGTTGATAATGAAAGAAGATTTTATAGAATGCTTTTACCTGTGAATAAGATACCTCTAGCAAAAAAGTTTTTAGACTATGCAGAAGAAGGTAAAAGTATACCTAGTGTATTGATAGCAAGTTATTTGCCTATTGTTACTATGGTTGATAACATAGTTAGAGCAGGTCCAGGCTTCGTAGAACAACTAAGACAACTGAATAATCGTGCAAAAAATGCCCGTAAATAGGCCTTTTTACTCCTAATAGGTAAATATAAGTGTTAATAATGCTTAGAGAACAAGCATTGTCCATTTAGAGAACAAGGAGATTAAAATGGCAGTAACTTATGACGTAACCCCAGTAAATGGCGGCGCCAACGCAGTTGGTACACTAGAGAAAACTTCAGATATTGCGGCATTCGTAATCGGAGTTGACTCTGCTTCAGACGGAACAGATGACGCACCAGTAGATCTACGTGCAAACGACGGATCATCAGGATCTATGTATGATCTTATCCTAAGAGAATTGAACCCAATTATGGCTCATGCTCCAAACGATAACACAGGTGTAATTTCTGTAATTATGCATGCTCACGGTAATGACGCGGCATCAATCGCAAGAAGGCTTGAAGCCCTTGATGGTATTGGTACAGACACAACTGTAACCGCAGGATCTGCAATCGTAGTATCATAATATTTGATACCATCAAAAAATTAAAGCGTCACTTTTATAGTGGCGCTTTTTTTATGACTGTAAATAGCATATGATATATGCTAGAGATATAGACGTAGGATTCATTCATAATCCTAAGTCCGCAGGAACAAGTATAACAAATTGGATGAAAGACAATTTTGATTGTATAGATCTTAGAAAGCATGGAAATCACATAGAATTTTTTGAATTGTTTCCAACCTGTAA